GATGGCAGCCGGTACAGATACAGGTTCAGTTACCAATGAGGGCGATAACATTTCAAAGAGTACAATAGAAACAGTACAAGGTGATACAACAGAGACAACCTATAAAACTGAAACTGTAAATAGATTTGGTAAAAAAGGTCAAGGAGATGGTCTTGTTATTGTTGACAACTCTACAAATAATTCAGGTAATAATTCAACAAGTAATTCAGCGGCTAGTTTAACAACTACTGATTTGAGAACTGATATTGATAGTTACCACGATAGAGCGGCCTATTCTTTCTTCGGTTAATACTGACCTAATTCTTTTTCTGTAATAATCTTAAACTCAACATCTGAAGCTTGGTCTTCACAATACTTTCTTGCGGCTGACCATTTTGCTTGGTTCTTGATATACTCAAACTGTTCACGAATATGTGATTTAGTTTTTCTTTTAGGTGCTTTTGGTTTTAAACATTGTCGATAAGGTTTAATCTCTATGACAAACCTCTTATTGTTTGATGTCTTGATGATGAAGTCTGGAAAGTATCTATGCCATCTTTTGTCGATAGGTGAGAAATATGATATAGGTAATTCTTCACTTGCCCAATTTAATATATCATCATTCAGGTCACAATAACGCATAAACCGTCTTTCTAATAACGACCTGTACACTATTTGATTTGCATTACCAACATATTTCTTTGGGTTGGTTGGTTTATATAACCCTTTATAACTTTTCGCCATAATGTTCCTATAATCTATATAAATATTATCATAATTACAAAGGTATTTATTAATGTTAAAAAGAGCTGCTACACATATAAAGAAACTATCTACACCATTCTTCAATGATATTACAGGTGCAGTTAGTGGTATATCTAATGCGTTATCTGGTCAACAAGTATCAAGTCAAGAAGGAAAAGTGGCTGCTGAACTATTGAAGAAGTCACCATTTGAGGTAAACGATAGTCCACAAGAGAAGATGAAAAGAGACCCATTATCATTTTCACAAATACAATACCCTTTAGATTTAACAGACGAACAACTAGGTCACTATATTATATTCTATTCATTGAAAAACAAATTTAGTGGTAAGAACAATAAAGATTTCGCAGTCGCACAAAAAATGGGTTTTGCAACCGATAAAGGTGGTAAACAGGCAGGTCCTCATGGCACAGCAGGTTCGATTAACGATATAAGAAAACAAACAGGCAATTTTAAAGAAGTAAAAACAGACAATTCAGTATTATCAAAATTACCTACGCATACACAGGTCACAAGTGCAATTGCATTATACATGCCAGCAGGTACAAAGGTGTCATACGGCGCAAACTATGAGGCAGAGGCAACAAACATGGCTGGTCAAATCGCAAGAACAATTGGTAATGCTAGAACGGCAAGTGATAAGACACAAATGGCAATGGAGATTGCAAAAGGAGCAGCCACAAGTGTAGGAGACTTTGGTAAAAAAGCATTAGGTGAATTAGGTAACGCTATCGGCGCTGGTGACCCCGTACAATTAGTAAGTAAGGCATTTGGTGTCGCAATCAATCCTAATGAAGAACAGTTTTATTCAGGACCGTCATTTAGAGAATTCACATATGCATTTGATTTTCATCCTCGTAGTCAAAAAGAACTAGAGGCAGTACAGAATATTATATTTCTATTTAAATACCATATGCATCCAGATTTAGATTTAGGTATCACAGGTGGTAGATTATTTAAAGTACCATCTGAATTTGAAATACATTACGCACATTTAGGTGGACCTAATGAATACATGAATAAGATATCGAAGTGTGCTTTGAAAGCAATGGATGTAAACTTTGGACCAGAGGCACAATTTAGTGCTTTTGAAGATGGTGCGCCAGTATCATATAAAATGTCATTGACTTTCCAAGAACTAGAATTGATGACTAAACAAAAAATTTACGAAGGACATTAAGACTTATGTTTTTTACGCAATTTCCTAAAATCAGATACGACATGGACGGCAACGAAGATTTCAAATTGGTGCCTGATATATTTCGTAGAGTTAAGATAAGAAATAAAGTTAGAGATAACTTTTCATTATACGATAGTTATGATGTAGAAAACGGTGAAAAACCAGAAGATGTCGCATTTAAGATATATGGTAGTGCAGATTACTTCTATGTTATATTGATGATGAATAGAGTGACAAACAGATATTTTGAATGGCCTCTATCTCATCTATCATTTGAAAGTTATGTCAAAGACAAATACGAAGACGATTTATATGGTGTACACCATTATGAGAGAGTACAATCATCTGGTAAACAAAAAGGTGATGGTCCTGATGACTATTCACACTTGATTGAGTGTAATGAGACAGACACAGACGCACAATCTGTATCAAACTATGAATATGAGATAAGAGAACAAGATAAGAAAAGAAAGATTAAAATTCTAAACCCGGCTTATCTATCATCATTTTTAGAAGAGTTTAGAAAGTTGATAAGAAGATAATGATATGTCCGAACCTAATATACTAAATCAAGCAGGTGATTATCAGATTGATAAAGCCGAAATAATATCATACAGATTACATGGTGGCGAGAGTACACCATATCGTATGAATATTCTAGGTATTATACTATCAATCGAATTAACAGAGGACATCCTATCAAATAATATGGTCGGCGTACTGACCGTATATGATACGCAAGATGTTCGTACAGTATTACCTATCACAGGTTTAGAAAAGTTAAATCTAAAATTCAGTACACCAGGTATGAACGGTGTTAACGCAAATGAAGAAGACGGTCATCCGTTTCAGATATACAAGATAGATAATGTAAGAGTGGATCCTAAAAATCCAAGAGGTCAATTGTATAGAATATTCTTTACCTCACAAGAGATGTATTTTGATAGTCTAAACAAAGTATCAAGAGCCTTTAGTGGTCCGATAGAGGACGCAGTAGAAAAGATATTCAGAGGCAAATCATTTCTCAACAGTAAAAAATCATTCTTCTTTGAACCGACAAAGACAAATGCCAAATATGTTATACCTAACTTGCATCCGTACCAGGCCATTAACTTTCTATCAAGAAAGAGTATAAGTGCTAATTATAAGAATAGTGGTTATATGTTCTATGAAAACCCACAAGGGTATTTCTTTCGTAGTATAGAGAGTATGTTAGCAATGGGTGGTGCAGTTGCAAGACCAGCTAAATTCGCATACAAATATCAGGTGTCCAATGTAAGAACAGGTGACACAAGAGATGTGAATACCGATATGCGTAATGTAATCAAGTATGACTTTTCGAGACCTGTTGACACACTATTTAATATACGAGAAGGCATGTATGGTAATAAATTGACCGTGCATGATATGTTCTATAAGACATTTAACAGTCAAGAATATGATTACGCAAAGTCATTTGGTGATTATTTTCATACTGAACATGAAGAAGGTAATAAGGCAAGTGATAATACAACTATACCATTTGCCAAATATGAGGACACAAATAAAGATTTAAGTCAGTTTAGTAGTGCTAAATGTATGACAATCGGTTCATCATCTAAATTACATAACGATTATGAGACAGTAGGTGCATTTGACTTACAAGACCAGATATCAAAAAGAATACAAATGAGAAATATTAATCTAAATCTATTAGTATTTGGTAACAGTCTAATCAATTGTGGTGATGTGGTGACCTTTGATTTACCGTTGATGAGACCGTTAGGAGATGAAAAACAAGAGAGTAATCCACAATACGGCGGAAGATATATGATAATGGCAATTAAACATGTTATCAATGTGGACGCCGGAAGATATGAAATGGTATTAAAATGTATGAAGGATGCCGTGAGAACACCATATGTAAGAGAATTAGATACAAATATCACTAATACGGCCAATGACGGAGTATATGATATCTATAAAGAGGATAGGAACATATTATCTGGAGACTTATTAGAGAACCTTACATAATCTTGGAGTTTCCGACGCTTCCGAGGTGTTATATGGCCATATGAGAGTGGTGTAAAAGAGTATTATGTGTAAAATTATGTCAATTAGACGACAGGAGAACAACAAGGAGACCATGTTAGGACATATTGCGAGTATATGTGAGGAGATGAGATACAAACAGCGTAATGCTTTGAAACGGCCAATCTCACACGAAATGCGTAGAGGAAACACTATACCAGGTAAGAGCCACCTGTATGGTATAAGTAAGTGGATAAGAGTGCGTACAAAAACAGTAAATGGCAAATTAATGCGTATGGCTAGCGCTTTAAAAGGAAACATATATCGGTAAAAACAATGGCATACGATAAGAATTTTTTAGGAAGAAATGGGTTTATACACTTCGTTGGTGTATGCGAAGACCGACATGACCCAATGAAACTTGGCCGTCTTCGAGTAAGATGTCTCGGTGTTCATACAGAGGATAAGACAGAGTTGCCAACGGCAGATTTACCGTGGGCGTTTTGTTCTATGGCCTCTAGTGAATGTGGTATTTCTGGTCTAGGCCAGTCACCGAGTTTTGTTGTGGAAGGCAGTTGGGTATACGGCTACTTTAGAGATGGCGAAGATATGCAAGAGGCCGTGATAATGGGAGTTTTACCTGGCCATCCGATTGAATATGGTAATCCCTCTAGGGGTTTTTATGACCCGAATCCTAGGGAGAATGATGAGGAGAAAAGTGTTTATCCTCGGGAGATTAATGAAAGTGATGTAAATAGACTTGCTCGGAATGATGTTGGTATGGAAGCGGCCAGTTTAACGGCGAGGAAAGAAAGTCGTAGGACAGTCTTAGCCACCGCAGATTTTAATTCCACTTCGGCGGCCGATGGTTCGAGTATAAGTGCGTCAGACGGCGACTTATGGGACCAACCTGTTATACCTTATCAGGCCGTGTATCCGTACAATCATGTATTCGAGAGTGAGAGCGGCCATATACGAGAGTATGACGATAGCTTTATTATAACAGAAAATGGAGACCGTGTCAACCATTATCGTATCCATGAGAGACATACGAGTGGTACATCATATGAGATAGACAACGGTGGCAATAGAACCGATTTAATTGTAGGTGACCATTATACTATATTATCAGGCAAAAGGCAAGCACAAATTGATGGAAACTCCGACATTACCATTAATGGCCGTCATAAGTTATACATTAATAAGAATGGTCAGAGTGGTAATAACTACGATATACAAGTAGGTCCTAATGCGAATGTGAATATACAAGTAGATACAGGCAATATTAATCTAGTGACCAACCAAGGCAAAATCAATGTCAATAGTGGTGGTGATTACAATGTCAAGGTAGGTGGTAACTATACATTGGCCGTATCAGGTAATAAAACAGAGAGTGTGAATGGGAATAAGACTTCGAATACAACAGGCAATGTCACACACAGAGGTAAGAGAATAGACTTGAATCCATAAACCTCCATATGGAAAACGCTTATCGGAATGGCCATATAAAAGTTAAACTATAAATGCAATAACATCCTATAGAAATAACCTGGAGGTAAAAAAAGCTTGCCACCATCTTTAAAATGATATATACTACTATTATGAACAAATTTCACGATAAGGCCAAATCAATGGCTAAAAGAGCAGGCGTAGGTCTACTCACTTTTTTTATGTTAAAAGGAATAGGTTGGTTAATTCTTCTATACCTTGGAGTTGAATTCTTTACATAACTTTCTATGTGGAAATTTCCTTGGATATAATTCTCTAATTCCAAGTTTTTATACATAGTGGTGTTGGAACTCCAGAGGAGACCTCCAAGGTACCTTTAAGTGATTTTGATATGAACATTTATCAGAGGACACTTATTACATGTTAGACCCTATCACAGCGGTGGCGACGGCCACAACAGCATTCAATCTTATCAAAAAAGGCATTGCTTTCGGTAATGATTTAGATACTATGTCTAAATCTCTTTCTCGTTGGTACGGTGCAGTATCAGACTTTAATTATGCCGAACAAGAGGTGAATAACACAGGCGGTATTTCTAAACTACTAATGAAAGGTAGTATAGAACAAATGGCGTTAGACATCACAATGAATAGGCAAAAGATACAAGAACAAGAAAAAGAGTTGCGTACTTTGATTACCTACGCATATGGTCCTACTATCTACAATGAGATGATTGAGTTAAGACGCAAGTTAAGAAAACAACGAGAGAAAGAGATATATCGTAAAAGAGAATTAAGAAGAAGTATAATAGAGGGTTGCCTTATACTCTCTCTTATAGTATTATTAGGTTTGTTATTAGTTGGTGGTGTTTACCTATTCTCTAAATAATACAATGGACTCACACAAGAATGGTCACTCACTATGGCCTCGTATAAAGGTGATGATACTCTTTTATTTTATATTCTACTTTATTACTTACTGTACGGTGATGTAAAAAAATCGCCGGAAATCTCTTTAACTTCTCGGATAAATATAAGAGATTATGAGGAGATTGTAGATATAATGTATTACGAAGAGATAGAGTTAAATCTTAATATAGATAAATTAGGTAAAGAGTACCTCGACTTTAAACATCATCTAGGTTTTAAAACCGATAACCCCGACAATATTGATTTCAATGCTATTTGCATTAATCGAATACCAGGTGATGAAAGAAGTATCACAGGTGGTAATGTTCGTGGATTATATTGGACAATGCCTGATACTACGAATGTTGAAGAACAGAGATTACCTTTTATTGAAGAAAGTAAATATACAGAGTTATGTCCTGAATTTAAAGGGTCGTATGTTGAAGAAGTATATAACATGATTAACAAAAGATTTAAATTAGGTCGTTGTCGTTTTCTAATGAAACCACCTCGTTCTTGTTTATCTTGGCATAGGGATCCTGAAATGCGTTTACATATTCCTATTATAACCAATAAAGGTTGTAAAATGGTAATTGAAGATACAGCGTTTCATATGCCATCAAATGGTAACGGATACATTACAGACAATACAAGATATCATAACTTTTTTAACGGTAGTGAAATAGATAGAGTACATCTTGTATGTACACTTACAGACAATAGATTATTAGGACAAATTTTATGAGTGAAACAATAGATAATATCAAAAAGGTATTAACAGAGAAGATACAACCTAATGTAGCCGCCCACGGTGGCGAGATTAAGTTTGTTTCTTTTGAAGAAGGAATATTAAAGTTATTAATGGCAGGCAGTTGCTCTGGTTGTAGAATGTCACAAATGACTTTACATAGAGGTGTAGAAAACATGATGAAACATTATGTACCTGAAGTGAAGCAGATAGTTGCTGAAGATGAAACAAAACCAGGAGAAAAAGGATATAACCCATATGCCTAAAGAGTTTGAAAACATGGACGGCCTACAAGTATTGTGGCATTTACTTACAACAGAACCATTCTTTTGGGTTTTGTTAGGAATAGGATTCTGTGCCTTAGCATTATCTATCTGGTTTGATAGATGGAACAAAGACGCAGATTATTCGGTGTACAAATGATTACAATAACAGATAACGCATTAAATCATTTAAATACATTATCAGAAAAACACAATAAGAAATATGTACGATTATCTGTTAAAGGTGGTGGTTGTGCCGGTTTCGGTTATGATTGGACATTTGGTGATGAAAAAACAAAAGATGATATATTAGTCAATGAGATTTTATTGATTGATAGAATAAACGAATTGTATATCAGAGGTCTTACTCTTGATTACAAAGAAGAGATATTTGGTTCTCAATTCTCTTTTGATAATCCACAGGCATCCACATCATGTGGGTGTGGTACATCATTTTCAGTTAAAGTTTAATCTATGGTACCGGCGACAGGACTCGAACCTGTAAGCCTAAGCGACGGATTTTAAGTCCGTTGTGTTTACCATTTTCACCACGCCGACACAACTAATTGGCCTGCTCGGT